AATCCACTATTTATATCTGAATACAAAGTCGATGACGATAGGTTTCACTTATTAAAAGAGATCAATCATAGATCAACATTTGCAAACGGTGAAAATAATCCTGTTAAAGAACGTCTTTACTGTAATTCAAAAGCTCTAGAAATAATCAACAACTTTAGAAGAGCTAAAAATGGCTAGACCTAAAAAAGTAGTGGACGAAAAACTATTAGAAGCATTAGCCACAAGTCATCTGCCTGATGTTTATATAGCTGAGACTTTAGGTATATCAGTTTGGACATTAGAACGCAGATATGCTCAGAAAATTAAAGAGTTCAAGTCTAAAGGAAAAGCAAAACTAGTCATGAAAGCTCAGAACTTAGCTGAAAAAGGTAACGTGCCAATGCTTAAATATTTATTAGGTAATCATTTAAAATGGTCTGAAAGAACAACCATTGAAACCACAGATACATCAGTGCCCTTCGCATTAGCATACACAGTAGATGATTTAAAAAAGGATTCAGATGATCAAGCGTAGTTCTAAATCAGAATCAGTTAAAGACTTCGTAGGCATATATAAACAAATGACTAATGATCAACTAGAGGATGAGTTTCACGCGCTATCTGATCAAATACTAGCTTATCTTATTGCCTCTGATTGTAGATCAATCGAGGTATTATACGATTATAACAATTCATTATTTGTAGAATTTAATGATCTAGATATTAAAAACGAAATGATGAATTAGTGGATAGTAGATCAACGCCTAGTGTATCAAGTTACTCGCCTTGCACGGTGCCTTTTCATAAGGACGTGATCTATGATTTTTATAACACTATTGATTTTAGAATTGGAACACATGAGATATTATTTAGCGGCTCTGTAGGTAGTGGCAAGTCGTTACTCGCAGCTCATTTAGTTATTCGTCATTGCATTGAAAATCCTCGAGCTCGCGTGCTTATAGGACGTCGATCATTACCTGATTTAAAAAGAACATTATTTCAAAAGATAGTTGAGCACTTAGACGGCTCAGTATTTAAGATGAATGTTGATTACTGGATCAATACATCGACTGCCACTATTAAATTTAAGAATGGCTCGGAAATAATCGGAGCTAGCTGGGCCGATAAAAGATATTTAAAGTTTAGATCATTAGAATTGTCTTTAGCCGTATTTGAGGAGGCTATTGAAAATACAGGTGATGATTATTCGGCTATTAAAGAGATCAGACAACGTGTAGGACGACTGCCTCATATTAAAAAGAATGCGATTATCTATTGTACTAATCCTGGTAGCCCATCATCGGATTTATATAAGTATTTTTTTGAAGACAAATCAGAGACAAGGCGCGTGTACTTTTCACTAACAGAAAAGAATCCTCATTTGCCTAAAACATACATAGAACAACTTAAAAAAGATTTAGATCCAAAAGAAGCTAGACGAATGCTTTACGGCGAGTGGGTTGAGATAGATAAAGAGCGTATTTATTATGCTTACGATTCTGAAAAGAATTTCATTAAATCAGATTATGTAATTAATCCTGCGTGGCCTATTACTATTTCATTCGATTTTAATATTGGCCACAATAAGCCCATGTCATGTGTGTTCGGTCAGTTCGATCCTAACAAGGAGATATTTCATTTCTTCGATGAGGTAATTATTCACGGAGCTAGAACTGAGTCTGTATTAGAGGACGCTGCAGGGCGTGGTTTATTAGACCACAATGTAACTTATGAAGTGTACGGAGATGCGACGGGTGCTGCTCGACACACCAATAGTTTACACTCAGATTACGATATAATCAGAAACTTTTTAGACAAATACAAACGAAAAGATCAGCGAGGGCTACAATATAATATGCAGGTTCCACTATCAAACCCACCGATTAGGGAACGACATAATCACGTTAACGCCTACTGTTTAAATACAGTCGGTCAGCGTAGATTATTTGTATATCAGAAATGTAAAATCCTACATGAGGGTATGAAACTCACGGCCTTAAAAGAAGGCTCGCAATATATCGAAGACGATTCAAAACATTATCAACATTGCACCACTGCTATTGGTTACAAAGTAGTATTTAAACACCGTACTAACGGTCAAACTAGAGGTTACATGCTATGAATATAGATTTATTAAATTCAGCTAACAGAAAAATGATATTAGACGAGATCAATACGAATGAAAATAAACTTCGTAAAACAGAATCATATATTGATTTTGAAATCTACAATGATCGCATACATGATTATGTGTTTAACGACATAGCTAAACAATCATCACAGAAGACAGCTGAGGCGATGCCTATCATATCAACTATTAATGTTGGAAAGCGCGTAGTCGATAATGAGGCAACCATTTATAATAACGATCCAGTCCGTACTTTTGAGGGTGCTAGCGATTCAGAAGTTGAAGTGATGAAAACAGTTTATGAGCACGCTATGATTAATTCTAAGCTACAAAAAGCTAATAAGAATTTTAAATATCGTAATCAAGCATTCTTACAACCGTTAATAAAAGATAAATCAGTTCAAGTCAGAGTTCTATTAAGTCATCACATAGACGTGATACCTGATTTTGAAGATCCAGAAAAACCTTATGCATTAATCACTAGCTCATTCGATCGGTCCTTAATGCCAATCAAGGGCGATGGGTTTAATCAATCAATAGCTGAGAATGAAGATTATAAACTAAAAGAGCGATATGTTGTGTGGACTGCTGAATATAATTTTATAATGAATGGTATGGGTGACTATATTACTCAACCCGTACCGAATCCTATTGGCATGTTGCCATTCGTAGATATATCAAAAGACAAAGACTATGAGTTCTTTGTTAGAACGGGAATGAATTTATCTAATTTCACGGTTCAATATAATTCTATATGGTCTGATTTTTTCTACATCATGCGTATGCAGGGTTTTGCTATTCCAGTATTCACGGGTAATCCAAAGCTAATGCCTAAGGAATATTTTGTAGGACCTAATCGCGGTATCATGTTGCCATCAGATCCTACTAATCCAGACGGCAGTCTTAAAATGGAATTCCTATCGCCTAACCCAAATCTTGATGGCTCACTAAAAGGCATAGCTTCTTTTCTAGCTAATTGGCTTACGTCTCGAGGTGTTTCGCCTAAAGTTATATCATCAGAGTTAAATGCTGCTGATTCATATTCATCAGGTGTTGAGCGATTGTTATCTATGATTGATAAGTTCGAGGCCACAAAAGAAGACTTCGATTTATTCAGGTCAGTTGAACAAAAGCTATTTAAAGTCATACAAAAATATTTAGTCGAGTTTTCTAATACTCCTTTTCTAGATCCTAAATACTCAGTCAATAAATCATTTGAAAATGCTGAAATAAATGTGCAGTTTCATAGACCTGAAATGATCCAGACAGAAGCCGAGCAATTATTAAATGAACAATCTAAAATTGAGTTAGGTATATCAGACCGGATCTTAGCGTTAATGAAGTTAGAATCGTTAACAGAGGAGCAGGCACTAGAGAAGGTACTAAATATTATTAAAAGAAAAGTATTGTTAACTAGCGCCTTAGCGCCTGTAGAAAATACCGACGATGAAACTCAAACTTAGCGAATCGGAAGTCTCACAATCAATAGACCTGAATAAGGTCTTAGGTGGCAACTCTGAAATACCAGCAGTCACAGAGGCATTTTCGCAAGCGTTGATTGATCATATTAAAGAGAGAACTGAATCAGGGCGTGATGTAAACGGAAAAATATTCGCGCCTTATTCCAAATCATATAAAGAATCATTAGCTTTTAGCGTGTTCGGAAAATCAAACCCACCTAATTTAACTCTGACGGGTGACATGCTAGGTACGATGTTCACAGAAGAAAATAACGGTACTTTAAGCATTAAATTAGATGGTGCAGAGAATAATATAAAAGCCTTTGCTCATCAGACTGGGTTTAAGAATCATCCAACACTTGACGGGAAGGTTCGACCTAGGGAATTCTTTGGCATTACAGATAAAGAGATAGCTAATATTGCCAAAGAATTTAAACCTAATTTATCTAGAGAAGCACAACGTAATGACAACGTGATCTTAAATAAACTTAAAAAAGTATTTGGTTTTTAATGGCTAAAACTAAAGCTGAAATAAAAGGTTTAGATGTAGTCAGTAGGGATATTAAAACTTTTGTTAGAAATATTATTAAAGACAAAGAGTTATTAAATCAGATAGGCGAGCTAGCCTCTAAACAAATATCACTACAAACCAGAGCTAAACAAAAAGACTATAAACAACCTGATTTACAGAAGTCTACCGTCGAGAGACGTGAAACATTAATAAAACAGGGTAATACTTCGCAGTTTACTAAACCTAAGCAGTCTAATTTAACACTATCAGGGCAACTACTAGATTCAATCACACATAAAATAAATCAATCATCTGGTTTTATTACTCTGTTCTTCAAAGAAGGACGTAGGCCGTATAAGGGAAAATCAGGACAAAACTTAGAAAACAAAACCAATAAAGAAATAGTCCAAGACCTTGATCAGAGGGGTTTTAAATTCTTTTTTATTTCAGTCAGACTCAAAGCTCAACTCGAATCTAAAATCAAATCCTATTTGCGTCAGAAGCTATCAAACTTCAAGAAGCTTAAGAGATCCTTAAAGTAGAAACAAAAAAACTTTAAGGAGAGCAACAAATGGCGAATAACATTCCTGGTGGGAATAACAACGACGTTAGTGACATCGTTGAGAACGCAGATCAAAAGCAAGTTTCTTATGAATCATTTTCAAAAGTTCTCGGTGAGAAAAAGAAAATGCAATCAGAAGTAGAAACTATGAAAACACGTCTTGCTGAATATGAGCAAGCTAAACTTGAATCGGAAGGCAACCTTAAGCAGGCTTTAGATAATCAAAAAAAGCTTACCGAGGACGCTAATAAAAGATCCATAGAATTAGCTAGCGTTGTTCAAGAAAAGATTTTTAAACAAAAGTTTTATAGCGAAGCTTCAAAGCATGGTGCTTACAATCCTGAAGCCGTTTTAAAAATGGTTAACCTAGACGATGTCGAGTTCACGAAAGATTTTGAATTAGTAAATGAAAACTTACTAACGACAAAGATTCAGGACTTAGCAAAGAAAGAACCATACTTGTTTAAAAAAGATGTGCAGATGCCTAATGATCTGGCTCCGCGTCCAGGTGCTCCGAATTCAACAACGTCACTTAAATCATTAACTGACGAACAACTAAAACAATTAATCTAAGGAGTTCATTCAAATGGCAATTATTTCAAACACAGAAACAGCAGCAGTAAAACAAGCAGCAATAGCAGAGTTAGTACAACGTGAATTAAAGTTTTCATCTAAACTTTTACAGACAGTTACAGACGTATCTGTATTTGCTAAACCAGGTGATAAATCAGTTAGCTTTCCAAAAGCAGGATCTTTAACAGTTGTTAATCGTGCTCCTGGTGTTCAAGGGGTTAGTGAAGCAGTAACTTTCACAACTGAGACTTTAAACTACGATTACCGTGCACACGTTCAATGGACTATTGAGGACATGGATGCTTACCAATCTAAGCCAGACATTAAGGCTGAATTAATTAAGCGTGCTACAGCTGCACACGGTCGTCAGATTGACACTAACATCTTAGCTAAATTAGATCTTAACAGCGGTCATCAAGTAGCTGGTGCGATTTCTTCTTCTAAGATCACTGAGGGAATTCAGTTCTTAGATCAGAACTTTGCAATGGATCAAGATCGTTATTTAGTATTACCAGCTTTAGGTCGTAAACAGATTTTAGATATAGCTGACTTTGTTCGCGCTGACTCTTTCGGTAATTCAAATATTCCTAATGGAGTAGTTGGAACTATCTTCGGTGTTAACGTAATCATCCAAGCAGGAGCTACTAAAGCTTTTATGTATTCTAAAGAAGCTATCAACTGGGCTTTCCAAAAGGGTGCGCAGTACGGCGAACAAGCTGATATCACTTTAGGCAATGGTTCATTCATTGCCGTAATGGATCAGTTATACGGATCTTTATCTTCTCGTTTAGGCGAGGGTAAGGCTTTAGATAACACGACTGTATTAGGTGGAACAGCTTCACCTTTCATCGTAGAATACGCTTTAGTTTAATGATCATAAATAGTCCTACCTTTATAAAAGCAAAAACTCCCGTTTCATTACGGGAGTCGATGTTTGAATTGATAGTGACTACAGGGCTGGATATTAAGTTTTTTGATATCCAGTTCTCAAACGGTTATTGGTTCGCATGGTATTACCAGCCACAAGACACGATTACTTTAATTAAAAGAGCTAACAAATGACAGGTCCATTTAAACCAAATGTTTTAGACAAAGAGTATGAGAAGTTTGTCGAGAGTCCGACTAGAGCTAACATGCCAGCGGTCGAGGTGGTTTTAGGTAATGTTCAAGAACTAGCAGACGCAATTGCAAGCACAGTAGGATCGTTAGCTACTCAAACAATTTCATTTTCAATTGCATTAATACAAATAGACACATGGGTTACAGTACCAGTCACAGGCTTATTAAATATTTTCCAAGTTGAGATCTTTGATTCAACAAACACTTTTCAAATATTCGTAGCTTATAGAATATCGAATTCAAATAATTTAGAAATTAATAGCGCCTCAGCGCAAACATATACAATCAGAATAATAGGAGCATAGGATGGCAACAAAACTGTTTCACGTAGATATAGACTTAGACTTTAACGAATTAAAAAACCATGTCATGGATAAGTTGGCTGCCGATCCAGGGTCGCCAGTTGATGGTCAAATTTGGTTTAACACAACTACTGATGAAATTAAATATTACGACGGTACTGCTGTTAGAATAATTGCATCTAAAGCATGGGTTACTTCTGAAATTAATAAGCTAGAAAGAATCCAAGGATCATTCGATGCCAGTCCTGGGTTGTTACCAGTAGCGGGTGATAAAATATACGGTGATTTAACTCAAATAGTACCAG